GGACTTACACGTAAGTTTATTCCGGCACGACTAACTGATAACCCATACTTGTCAGAAGATGGAGTCTATGAGCAGATGCTTATGTCTTTACCCCCTGTACAACGTAAACAGTTGTTAGAAGGTAATTGGGATATTAATGAAGGTGCAGCCTTTGTAGAATTTGATCCTGATGTACATATTGTTACTCCATTTCAGATTCCTTTAACATGGGAACGTATAAAAGGTATTGACTATGGGTATGCATCTGAAAGTGCCTGTGTTTGGGGAGCAGTAGATAGAACAGATGGAACTCTCATTATCTACCGTGAATTGTACCGAAAAGGCTTGACAGGTGAGGATTTAGGTGCTATAATAACAGACATGGAGATGGAAGACCCTTTTTCTGTTTCTGGTGTATTAGATACTGCTGCGTGGGCACGAACTGGTACAACTGGACCAACAGTAGGAGAGTCGCTCGTTAAGCAAGGACACAAACTTAGACGAGCAGATAAAAATAGAATACAAGGTAAAATTCAGATTCACGAATATTTAAAAGTACAACCAAGTGGTAGACCAAGATTACAAATATTTAATACTTGTCCGAACTTGATAAAAGAATTACAAAGTATACCTTTAGATAAACGTAACCCTGAAGATGTAGACACACATGCTGCGGATCATGCTTATGATGCTCTGCGGTATTTGATTATGAGTAGACCGAGAATAAATAATCCAATGGATAATCTTCGTCAGTATCATAGAGAATCAATCTACAGACCCGTTGATGAAACATTTGGATATTGAGTATGGAAGAAGATAACAAACCTTTACAACCCACAGGACTGCTTGATGCAGATGCAATCTATGTAGAAGAAGTAGAAGGTGAACAAGGTTTAGAATTATCTTTAGAAGAAAATCAAAAACTAAACTTAGCAGGTCTTATTAAGAATCGTTTTCAAGCAGCAGAAGATGCAAGAAGTTCACATGAGGATAGATGGATAACTGGCTATCAAAACTTTAGAGGGCTTTACGGAAAACGAGTTAAGTTTAGAGAATCTGAAAAGTCTAGAGTATTTGTAAAAGTTACAAAGACTAAAGTACTTGCAGCGTTTGGTCAATTGATTGACGTTATATTTGGAACAGGGAAGTTTCCTATTGGAGTTACAGAAACTAAAATGCCAGAAGGAGAAGTATCTGTTGCTCATTTAGATACACAAAATCCAGTGCCGGGTATTGAAACAAGCCAAGGCGAATCAACTCCAGAAGAAGTTGAAAGCCCATATGATGTAGGATATGAAGGTGATGGTAAGGTTTTAAAACCCGGTGCTACCTTTTCTGATGGTAAGTTTCAAGAAAGATTCTTAGAAGAACTAGCAAAAGAAGAGGGAACTTATACTGTAGGAGCAAGTCCTAACCCTCAAGATTTAGAAATTAATCCTGCACAAAAAGCTGCAAGGAGAATGGAAAAGTTAATCCATGATCAAATAGAAGAATCTAATGGGGCTTCTGAATTACGTAGTGCTTTGTTTGAAGCAGCTATGTTAGGAACTGGAATTATTAAAGGACCATTTAACTTTAATAAAACTTTACATAAGTGGGATGAGGACGAAGAAGGGAATAGAACATACAATCCGGTAGATGTTAGAGTACCACGAATTGAATTTGTCAGTCTATGGGATTTCTTTCCTGATCCATCAGCAACAACAATAGATGAATGTGAATACATAATTCATAGACATAGACTAAACAGAAGTCAATTTAGAGCATTAAGTAAAATGCCTTACTTTGATAAAGATGCCATTCGTGATTGTTTAATGATGGGTGGCGATTATGAAAAACGTAGTTACGAAGATCAGATTAGAGATGAAGATGTAGATGAATATTCATTACCACAATATGAAGTATTAGAATATTGGGGTGTAATGGATGCAGCTTACTTACGTGATGTTGGTGTTGAACTTGCTGATGAAATAGATGATCTTGATGAACTTCAAGTAAATGTATGGACAAGTGGTGGTAAAATACTAAGAACAGTAGTTAATCCATTTACACCATATAGATTACCATATCATGCTTTTCCATATGAAAAGAACCCATATAGTTTTTTTGGTGTTGGTGTAGCAGAAAATATGCATGACTCACAACAGATTATGAATGGTCATGCAAGAATGGCAATAGATAATTTAGCTTTGTCAGGTTCGTTAGTATTTGATATTGATGAATCAGCCTTAGTAGGTGGGCAAAGTTTTGAAGTGTATCCCGGAAAAATATTCCGTAGACAAGCCGGAATGCCCGGACAAGCAATACACGGAGTTAAGTTTCCAAACACATCAACTGAAAACATGATGATGTTTGACAAGTTTAGACAGCTTGCTGATGAACAGACAGGTATACCTAGTTACTCTCATGGTCAAACAGGAGTACAAAGTATGACAAGAACTGCATCGGGAATGTCTATGTTATTAGGTGCAGCAAGTCTTAATATCAAAACTGTTATTAAGAACTTAGACGATTTCTTACTTAAACCTTTAGGAGAAGCATACTTTCAATGGAATATGCAGTTTTTAGAAGATAAGCTCGGAGTCGTAGGTGATTTAGAAGTTAATGCAACTGGTACAAATAGTTTGATGCAAAAAGAAGTAAGGTCACAAAGACTAACCACTTTCTTACAGACTGCACAGAATCCTGCTATTGCACCGTTTGTTAAGATGTCTAAATTAATTAGTGAACTTGCCTACAGTCTTGATCTTGATCCTGATGAGATACTCAATGATCCTGAAGAGGCTGCTATCATGGCACAAATAATAGGAATGCAAAATAATGTTGGACAAGAATCAGGCTCGCAAACTAGCCCCACTGGTCAAGAACAAGAAGGAATGGGCGGTGCTACTGGAGTACCTCAACCACCTCAAGAACTTGGAGTTACAGGTACTGGCGGTGGCAACATCGGAATTGGAAATGTTCCGCAGTCAGGGGAAGCTGAATTCTCTGGCACACCTAGAGCAGTTGGAGAGTAGTGTAGACGAAGCACTAAATAGAAAGGAAGACTAATGGCAATGACTCAAGAAGAAAAAAGACAAGCTAATCAAGAAAACCTTATGCTGTCTATTCGTGCTCAAGTAGATCGAGAAGAAAGTGAGTATCCACAAAAAGAACTTAATAGAAGTTTAGCACAATTAAAAAGAAATGCAAGTAGTCTTTATACAGGAGCTGAAATTGATAATGCATTAGAAAAAGAAAGAACTAAAAGGTTTGAAGAAAGACGTGCAGAAGTATTAGCTAAAAGACCTGAACAAGAAGCAGCTAATCCATTAGGGGCTAGGACAGGTAGAGCTACAATGTTAGTTGGAGGACAAGCTAAACTTGACAAGAATAATAGTGGTTCAATAGATGCTAACGATTTTAAAATGTTAAGATCATCTAAAGCAAAAGGTGGACAGTTAGTAGAAATAGATGAAACATATTCAAATATAAAAAGGTCATTATCTAAAAAACAAGATAAAGCTATACAAAATCTAATTGCACAAAAAAGAATAAAAGACTATTCTGTATTAGGTCGAGGTATGAATATGGCTGATAAAGCTACGTCTTTAGCAGTTCGAGGTAATACTGATATTGTTATTGAATCTCCAAATGAAAAACAAATGTATATTTCATTAGGACAAAAAATGATTGATGGTGAAAAAAGAATTAAAAAAGCAGAAGGTGGAGAAATGGGTCAACAAATGGACATGTTGATGGGAATGGAACAAGAACAAACAATGCTTCCTGATGAGGAAATGGAAGAAGACTATGTAGATTATGTTATTGAGGAAACATTGTCAAATGAAGATAGAAATTATTTAATAGATGCTCTCGAGAAAGACGACAAATTGAGTGAGATATTCGATCAAGTAGTCGAGAGTGCAACAGAATTTACTGGTTCTGGAACTGTAGAAGGTCCGGGAACTGGTAGGTCCGATTCGATACCTGCAAGGTTATCGGATGGGGAATTTGTTTTTACTGCAAAAGCAACTGAAGAAATCGGAGCAGACAGTTTAATGTCTATGATGAATGATGCAGAAGCTGCTGTAGATGAAAGACAAACTATGGCTGATGGCGGTGAAGTGGAAGAAGAAGAGACTGTTTATAAAGCTCAACCTGAACCTCAAACGCAAGACATCCGTGTGACGAAAGAAACTGTAGGTAGTCAAGCAATGATGAAAGAGGAAGAAGATTTAGTAGGAGATGAACTTAAAAAGTCTATGCTTTCAACCAGAGCATACGTCAGAAGCTAAAACAACGGTAGGCTACTTACGTCAGTAACCCCTACCAATAGTATAACCTTTAGCTACCTTGTTAGATCAAGCCCCTAATTAAAAAAGACGTTTTTAGAATAGGCTACCTTGAGGTAAGCACAAGCCCTAAAAGGAGAAAGAAATGGCAGAAGTTGAAAATATACAGGAAGAATCTGTAGAACCAACTCCCAATCCGTATAATCAAAAGAAAGACTGGCATACTGATGAAGTAATGCCTAAACATGGAGATACTGCGGAAGGATTGTTTTTTGAAAAGCCACAAGTTGCATCACGTTCAGAAGAAGTGCAAGCAGAACCTGAACAAAAAGATAAAGCTTATAGCCAACCAAATTACAAAAAAAGATACGATGATTTGAAAAAACATTATGATTCAAGGCTCTCTGAGTTTAAACAAAGAGAACAAGAATTGATAGCTGAAGCTACAGCAAATAGACCGGAGTATCAAGCTCCAAAAACTGCTGAAGAGTTAGAACAATTTAAAGCTGAGTATCCTGATGTTTATGAAGTAGTAGAAACTGTAGCTCATTTGCAAAGCGAAGATAAAGTTGCTTTATTGCAAGAAAGACTCGATGCAATGCAAGGACGTGAAACAGAAATACTAAAACGAGAAGCTGAAAAAGATTTGGTTACAAAACATCCAGACTTTGAAGAACTTCGTAATAGTGATGAATTTCATGGATGGGCAGAGTCTCAACCTTCAGAGATACAAGATTGGATTTATAATAATCCTAATAATGCATCTCTTGCAAGTAAAGCCATCGATTTATTTAAGTTGGAAACCGGTATTGCTCCTGTAAAACCAAGCCAAAACAAATCAGGAAGAAGTTCTGCTGCTGATATGGTGTCTACCAAGACAACTACAGTAGAGGAAAAACAACCGAAGATTTGGACACAACAGGAAATCGCTGCCCTACCTATGGCTGAATACGATAGACTTGAAAAAGAAATCGATAAAGCTGTAGAAGAAGGCAGGGTTATATAATAACAAAGTTAATAATATTCAAGGAGAATAATTATGGCATATAATCAATCTGACGCTCTATTTGAGCAATCGACTGATACTAATGGTAACTTTGGTAATTCCGTAAGCGGTCAAACAAACTCCTTCTTCTTACCGAAAGTCTATTCTAAAAAGGTTTTAAACTTTTTCAGAAAAGCTTCGGTAGCAGAAGCAATCACTAACACTGATTACTCAGGAGAAATATCTGCTTTCGGAGATACTGTAAGAATCATTAAAGAACCGGAAATCACCGTCTATCAATATGAAAGAGGTGCTAACGTAACTAAAACAGCATTAACTGACCAAGAACTAACAATGGTTGTTGATGTAGCTAACGCTTTTAAATTCATCGTTGATGATATTGAAACTTCAATGTCTCACGTGAACTTCAAAGAAGTAGCTAGTTCATCTGCTGCTTATGCATTAAAAGATGCATTTGACGAAGGTGTTATTGCTGAAATGTTTGCCGGTATATCTACTTCATCACCTGATAACTTAATCGGTTCAGATAGTTCTACTGCTGATGCAACACTTGCACACGCAACGAACTCTGTTGACCTATTAGGTTCTGACGGAACTGGTGTAGATGCTTTAGACCTAATGGCTAGATTAGCCAGAAAACTAGATGATCAGAACATCCCTGAAGAAGGAAGATGGTTCTTAGCACCACCTTCGTTCTACGAAGAGTTGTCACAATCTGGTTCTAAAATGTTATCCGTTGACTTCAATGCAGGTCAAGGATCATTGAGAAATGGTTTAGTATCAAGTGGTAAATTACGTGGATTTGATATGTACAAGTCTAATAATGTTGCTAGTACGTCTAACGCTACTGGTAAAGTTATGGCAGGTCACATCTCATCTACAGCAACTGCTCAAGCTATAACATCAACTGAGGTCATTCGTGATCCAGATTCATTTGGTGATATAGTAAGAGGACTTCACGTTTATGGTGCACAAGTACTTAGACCTGAAGCTCTTGCAGGTGCTTTCTATGTAATAGACTAAGCAAACCCGTAAGTGGGGAAGGAATCATGTGTTCGCTTCCCCCTTACACTTTTAACTTTGGAGATATATTATGCATTACGGAAAAAAGAAAAAAGAACCAAGAACAAAAGCCTATGGTGGTGGTAAAAGAGTTATGTATAAAGATGGTGGAATGAAAAAAGCCAAACCTTGTTAATATGAAAGTCAAAGCTCCTAAAGGATACCATTGGATGAAAGATGGTAAAGATTATAAATTAATGAAGCACACTGGTAAGTTTGTAAAACATAAAGGTGCAAGTCTTACTGCTAACTTTGCAATTCAAAAGCAACATAAAAAATAATGGCAACAACATTTCTTACACTAACTAACGATGTTCTT